TAATTGCTGTTGTTATCTGATAGAGCGCTGATGATAAGATTTTGAGAGAATACATCAACGCGGACTGACGGGCTAAACTCAGGGGTGATGCCATCAAAGACAGTTTCCATGGCAACCTGCTGTTCCGGTGTGTAACCGAACGCAAGGTAGAAGGAACATCTGCCCTCTGGGGTAATCACCCTGTCGTCCCGTCGCATGCCCCTAGCCATGTACTCCATGCCAGAGGCAGGAGCATCCTTGGCATCGGCGGCCTTGCGTCTACGCGGAGACGCCTGCCTGCCGAGCATGTGATAGTAACTTTCCAGTACCGGTAACCCTTTAGTAAGGGCTAGTCCACAGGACGCTTTTGCGTCCCTGTAGAAATCGAAGGCAAAAGCGTCTTCGATCGACTGGTCGGTTAACAAATCTTTTGACATGCTGACTTGGGGCTTGCGAACCATTAGCCAGCCCACCCCGTCGAAGACCGGTTTGCACTGACAGAACTCAATATGCTCTATCAGCTCAACTGGCTCCTCCAGGACAAGCTTAAACCCAAATTCATGGACGAAACCGCTTAAAGCATCGAGTTTAGCAACATGTTTGCGACTGATGATGACCAAAGAATCATCACCGTTGTTCACTATGTGGAACTCAACGCCTAGCGTATCAAGAAAAGTCCAGAGCATGGCGACCATATTCAAGATCATTACCATGCTCGTGTACATGGCGCCTGAAGACAAGCCCAGGGCGCCTCGTACTCGAATCTCTCCGTCATTTGTTCTCGCCCTGAGCCTCACATCTGACTGGCCATACTGGTCTAAACCATAATGTTCAATCTGTGAAAGCATTGGGTCGTCACCGAACATCATGCGCAAGACCTTGTACAGAAGCTTCATAGCATCCCTACCTATGCTCGCGTCAGCGTGGCTGGCATCCAGCGGCACGCAAACGGCATCGGGGATGGTGCGCATGGCACTCACGATAGCTGCTGCTGTCTGTGCGGAATTATATCCTTTGGTGACCGTCACTCCTCTAACAGTATTTAACTGCTCATAAAGGATATGTTCGCCGGGTTTTGTAAAACAACCAAGTGAGAGGTTTAACCTAACTGATGCTGGCTGTATGACACGAGGTTTCTTCGTGGATACATCAATACCAGTGACGTCAATCGGCTCACTTTTGATAAAGCCTCCTAACTCAGCATCTCGCCTACTCAAAGCGAGGACAGCCAAACTGTCTTTAGCATTCTGATAGAGTCGCAGCTTCTTGCCTCCGTAACTGGCCACCACCTGCTCGGTGGTGTGCGGGACTAAGTAAGGTAAGCGCCTCTTCAACTTTGCCAAAAACTTGGCTGCAGCTGGTGCAATATCAAGACCCACATCGAGAGGGGGAAGGAGGGTGCCCGAGACTTCTCGGCACATAACCCTTGTCACAATTCCCCTCCTGAGTGTGTCAAAATCGTTGTTGTGTATGATAAATGTCCGTCCGCTACCGGCAGGAGCGAATTGCGACACGACACGTATCTTGACCTTTGAGCCTGCGATTGGTGTGCTGGTCATCTTGGCGGAACGTGCGCTATTTTTAAGTACCCTGTTGACGTCACCATCAGAGTACTTACAAACGGAGCTCACGCCAGAACACACTTCGCGGCGGCCCTATGGCCCGGAAACAGGCCCAGCTGGGACGCCCGCTAGATAGCGAGCGACCGTATTGCTAGGCCTGGACCCAATGCCCAACAACCCGAGTCGCGGGTCTGGGACAACATTCATCTCGGCATGGGCAGCACGGAACTGGTATGTATACTGTTCTCGATGCGCCTCAATCATATATGCTGTGGGTTTGAAAGCATATACGATGGCCATTGCTAATGATTTGTTGTGGTCTGCCATGGAGACTGGCTGTTTCCTACGAGAACGGTAAACCCTGGCACATGCAGCCATTGCCTTACGGTTGGCTTCACCCACGGGACCAGTGGCGACTGGGGGCCGGCTACAGCAAAATTGCTCTCTAAGAACATTCAGTAGCTCCAGGGTGTATTTCTGGCGCCTGAAGTTGCTATGGGTAATTTGCTTGTTAACAGACCTACTTGTCGTAGTTCCTTCTGTTCGAGTGGGGCAATCAGGGATTGTCGTAGTTAGTTCTCCACTAACAATTTTAGTGATCTCGGTAATCACTTGTGCCGCACCATATACGTCATCGTGTGTTGTATTCACGATCGTCCTTGTGCTAACACCGTCAACGAATGTTTCGCTGACGACAGTGGTGTCATAAGCTGACTCCACGTCTATTGGGACACTTCCGTGGTCGAACAAAGCGATTCGTTCATCCACGTCAACATCACTCGAGGGTGGTCTCCACCAACCCCAAAGGTATGAGTACACCCACCCATGTTCCTGACCAGGAGTGGGCATTGCCAGTGGCCCATTGGCCCCGTGCACATGCCCCTCCGACGCCGGTTCGCCTGCACTGCAAGCAACCTGCATCACCCGCCTGCTGACAGGATAATCAAGAATGGCCTCAGCTGCAAATGCTGCAGCTGCCATCTTATGGAGGTTCAACGAACCACCGAAAAACTGGCCAACCATGTCAAAATTACGCTATTACGTTTAGAGCCGCCTATTGGTTAATGCCGCTACCGAGCGTACGAATACGCTAAGGTCGAAAGATTTTG